TGCTGGCCAGAACAAAGGAGGCGATGACATGCAGCGCATCGTGATTGATTTCCCCTGGCCATCGTCTGCGCTATCGCCGAACGCTCGCGGCCACTGGTCGAAGAAGGCGAAGGCCGCGAAGGCATACCGGGCCAACTGCTTTTGGCTGACCAAGGCCGCGGGGATTCAAATCGATTGGGAGGGCGAAGCGCATCTGTGGATGACATTCTTCCCGCCAGATCGGAGAGCCAGAGACGATGACAACCTGATCGCCAGCTTCAAGAGCGGCCGTGATGGTATGGCCACGGCCCTTGGCGTCGATGACAAGCGTTTCCGCATTCATCCGTGGGTATCAGACGAAGTAATCAAAGGGGGCTGTGTGCGAATTTCAATTTCTAAGGGGCCAGAAGCATGAGAATAATTCCCGAAACATCAATGCAAATCCCCTGGCGAATCGCCCGCGCAACTCGCGAAATGATGGCCCCTACGATCATCTGCCTTGAGTGGGTAGGTGATTTCTTCTCAACGTGGAGTGAAGTTTATTCTCCAGATGGAAACCGGAGCGTCAAATGATAGTTATCAATCTTCTCGGAGAGAAATTTGGCCGACTCATAGTTAATTCAAGGGCAGAAAACTCGCCACAAGGACAAGCAAGGTGGAATTGTGTTTGCGAATGCTCTGGAACAAAGGTTGTTAAGGGGCACGAATTAAGATCAGGAAAGGTTAGCTCTTGCGGGTGCTTGCATATTGAATCAATTACTCGGCATGGGAAGTCTAGAACACCAGAATACAAGGCATGGATTCACATGAGAGAGCGATGCACAAAGCCATCATGTAAGCACTTTCATCACTACGGAGGAAGGGGAATATCTGTATGTGAAGAATGGTCATCATTCGATAATTTCATTTCGGACATGGGGTCCAGGCCATCCAATAAGCACTCCCTTGATCGGATTGACAACAACAAAGGGTACTCAAAAGAAAATTGCAGATGGGCCTTGTCAATTGATCAGATGAACAACACAAGAAGAAATAAAAAGGTTTTTTTTGAAGGATCAGAATGCTCAATTAATCAATTAAGCGCAAAGACAGGAATACACCGAAACACATTAGATAACCGGATATTTGCTCAAGGTTTAAGCGTTGAGTCAGCAGTCTATGGGGCGCAACGATGATCGAAGACCAAGAACGCTACGCTGATCCAATCGATGCCGGTTGCGCAGCCGCCGAAACGTGGATAGCTGACAAGATCGCCGAGCAGCGCCGGCAGATGGAAGTTCCGGCCCAGGCATTCGAGATAGGCCGCTGCCGCAACTGTTCGGACAAGCTAGACGATGGAAGGCTGTTTTGTGATTCAGATTGTTGCGCAGATTTTTCAGAAAGAGAGCGGATAACAAAACGCCAATGGAGGTTTAAATAATGGCAAAAGGCCAAGTGCAGACAGAACGGGCCATGGCTCGAGTAGGAGAGAGGCACGGATCTCTTGTTCTTGTTGAGTTCGTTGGCTCAAACAAATATCGCCGCGCTCTATTTCGATGCAAATGCGACTGTGGGAATGAGGTCGTCAAGGAATCGTCGGCCTTGAAAGACAAATCCAGTTGTGGATGCGTCGGGAAAAAAATTCAACTTGCTGCGGTAACAAAACACGGTGGATGTAGAAGGATTACACAAAGGAGCGAGCTGCATTTCGTTTGGTCAAGAATGAAAGCTCGATGCTCGAATAAAAACAGTCGTGACTTCAAATGGTACGGCGGAAAGGGGGTAGTCGTTTGCGAAAGGTGGATCAATGATTTTGCTGCGTTTCGGGATGACATGGAAGGAACCTATTTCGTTGGCGCATCAATTGACAGAATTGATTCAAATGGAAATTACGAACCAAGCAACTGCAGGTGGTTGCCACATTCTGAAAATTGCAGAAGGGCAGCAATGGAGCGATGGGAAAAAGTCGCATCCGACAAGCGCAACGGCAAATACCGAGGAGGGTAGTCCATGCAGGAGATCATCAGGCTAGTGGCAATGAACGACCGAGGCATGAGGATTGGAGAGGATCACCCGCACGCACACCTGTCTGACAAGGAAGTCGAGCAGATCCGCGACCTGCACGAGTTTGCAGGATGGGGTTATTTGGCCATCGCCCGGGAATACAAATCATCGAAGTCCTGCATAGCTGAGATATGCCGGTATGAGAAGCGGAATCAGACGGTGTTTGATTGGAAGAAGGTGAAAGTGATACCTGCAAAGAAAGAGATTGAAGAATGCGCAAACTGACGCCAAAACAGGCGCGATTCATTGACGAGTACATGATCGACTTGAATGCGACTCAGGCATGCATTCGCGCCGGTTACTCTGCAAGGACCGCAGATAGGATAGGTCCGGAGTTGCTTGGGAAAACTTGTGTGCAGGCCGCTTTGTCGGTTCGCATGAAGAAGAGAGAGGAAAGAACAGAGATTACGCAGGACAGAGTCCTGCGTGAATTCGCCAAGCTCGCATTCTTTGATCCGAGAAAACTTTTCGATGCCGACGGCAAGCCTTTGCCGATTCATCAACTTGACGACGACACTGCCGCTGTTGTTGCTGGCCTGGATGTCGCATCAGTTGGAAATTCAGACATGGGCGTTGGCGAGGTATTGAAGATCAAGCTGGCCGATAAGAAGGGAGCGCTGGATTCTGTTGCCAGGCATCTCGGAATGTTCAACGACAAGCTGAATATAAATGTCACCGACGCCCTGGCTGAAAGGTTATCACGCGCAAAGGGACGTAATTGACAGCCGAAGAAGAACTGGTTGAACTAGCCGCATCGTGCGACAAAGACCCTGCGCGCTGGGCTGAAATAGCCTTTGATTGGGGCCATGGAGAATTGTCAGATTACTCCGGACCTCGCGCATGGCAGAAAGAAGCGTTTGAGGAAATCCGCGACCATCTTGGCGACCCGAAGACTAGGCACATGCCTATTATGCTGGCGCGTGCTTCTGGTCATGGTATTGGGAAGTCGGCATTCATTGGCATGGTCACGAATTGGGCGCTATCGACGTGCGACGACTGCAAGGTCGTTGTCACAGCGAACACGGACACGCAGTTGCGCACAAAGACATCGCCAGAAATCGGCAAGTGGTCACGCCTGGCCATAACGTCGCACTGGTTTGAAACCGCATCATCGAGCATTTCAAGTCGAGACAAAGAGCACGCAAAGACATGGCGAGCGGACTTCGTTCCATGGTCAGAGCACAACACCGAGGCTTTCGCCGGCCTTCACAACAAAGGAAAGCGCATCGTCCTGATATTCGACGAGGCGTCAGCTATCAGCGACAAGGTTTGGGAAGTCGCAGAGGGCGCGATGACTGACGAGGATACTGAGATCATCTGGCTGGCGTTCGGAAATCCAACACGCAACACCGGGAGATTCCGCGAATGCTTCCGTCGATTCAAGCACCGATGGAAAGCAAAGCAGATCGATAGCCGAACAGTAGAGGGTACCAACAAGGAGCAGATCGCCAAATGGGAGGCGGACTATGGCGAAGATTCTGACTTCTTCAATATTCGCGTGCGCGGCATGTTTCCATCGATGTCGTCACGCCAGTTCATCAGCGAGGCAGATGTTACGGAAGCATACGGCAAGGTGATCAGGCCGGAATCCTACAACTTTGCAGCCAAGATAATCACCGTTGATCCAGCATGGGAAGGCGATGACGAGTTTGTGATCGGCATGCGCCAGGGTCTTGCGTTCTCAATCCTGCACAAGATGCCGAAGAATGATAATGACCTCGTGGCCGCGCAGTTGATTTCCAGATTCGAGGACGATCACCACGCAGATGCTGTGTTTATCGATGCCGGCTTCGGCACTGGCATTGTGTCAGCCGGGCAGGGGCTTGGCCGGAACTGGACGCTGGTATGGTTCGCATCTGCATCTGGCGACATTGGCTGCTTTAACAAGCGCGCCGAAATGTGGAAGGGCGCCCGCGACTGGCTAAAGGCTGGCGGAGCATTGCCTCCAGACCCGACGCTATATGACGAACTGCAGTCCCCTGAGATAGTTCCGCGCATGGATGGAAAACTTCAGATAGAGAGCAAGAAGGATATGAAATTACGCAAAGTTCCTTCGCCGAACAGGGCAGACGCGCTTGTGCTTTCATTTGCCTATCCTGTGGTCAAGAAGAGTCCGCTCAATGCTTACCGAAATAAACAGCAAGGCTGTGACTACGACCCTTACGCCTAATCCTCTGAGTCGCTGACTTTAACGTAACCGGCTGCGGCGTGGGCTTTCATGCATGAATTGAGTAAAGCGCCGTGGCTAACACCTACCGCTCCGGTTCCTTGGCAATACACGGTTTGCTTTGTTTCAGGGTGCTGCATCACAACGACACGCCCAACGCTGGCGCATCCAGATAGCAGTGCGGCGATGATCAGTAGCGCTTTCATGGTTTACTCCTGTTTGTCATTTCCATTATAGGGTGCGCGTATCCATTTGGGTAGGGCATAGATTGCCGGCATGCCTAGCCTGTCCATACGCCCATGCTCAATTGCTGACCTTCAGAGTGCGCCAAACATCGGCGACTTGATGGCCGAGTATTCGGCCGAGTCATCAATCCATGATCTAGGCCAGGTATCGGCTCAATGGGAAACCTATAAGGCGATGGCCGAGGCGGGCGTGCTGCATCCATTTGCCGTATTCGATGGCGACAGCGCGCTAGCCGGTTTCATGTTGCTGATTATCTCGGTGCTTCCGCACTACGGTCTTCCGATAGCAGTAAGTGAATCGTTTTTCGTAACCGAGTCGATTCGCAAGACAGGGGCTGGAATTCGTTTGTTGCGCGAGGCCGAAAGGTTTGCTGTTGATCGCGGGGCTATTGGCATGCTGGTGAGTTCGCCGGTTGGCGGGCGCCTTGCGTCCATTCTCCCAAGATCGGGATACAAGGCTACCAATGAAGTGTTCTTTAGGAGGCTGGCATGAACATCGTTGCTGAAGAAAAGCGCATTCCGGCCATGAGCCGTAAGTCGATTGAAAAGGTGCGCGAACTTGAGCAGCAACTGCTTTCCATGCCGCAGGTTGAAATCAAGACAGAGCATGCTTTTCACGCCGGTTTGTATGCACGGACGATCAAGATTCCTGCCGGCTGCGCACTGTCCGGCGCCGAGATTACGGTCGACACGGTCTTGATCCTAAGTGGTCACGCCACGATGGCGGTCGATGGCGGATCGGTAGAGCTTGATGGCTATCACGTCATACAGGCCAGCGCACAACGCAAACAGGCGTTCATTGCGCACTCAGATACCTACTTGACGATGATTTTCCATACCAAAGCATCGACCGTAGAAGACGCGGAAAACGAATTCACAAATGAGCCGAACATGCTAGGTTCTCGCAGAGAAAGGATTTAATTATGTCGGGATACACCGCAATTGTTGCGGCAGTCGCAGCCGTCGCCGGGGCCGGCGTGGCCTACTCCAACGGGCAGGAGCAGAAGAAGGCCGCTGAGGCATCGATGAATCAGGCTAAGGCCAGCGCGCTCAAGGCTGAGAAGCAGGCCGACCAAGACAACAACCGGATAAACCAGAAGAAGCCTGACACCTCGGCTATTCTCGCTGCCGCATCGCAGGCGGGCAAGGGTGGCGTAGCTGGGACCATGCTTACAGGCCCCCAGGGCATTGATCCGAACGCCTTGTCGCTCGGCAAAAATACGCTGCTCGGCGGCTGACCGTGGCCGAGCAAACTACCCGCGACAAGTTGCTGCAACGCTGGACGGCGCTCAAGAGCGACCGTTCAAGCTGGGACGCGCATTGGAAAGAGATCAACGGGGTGCTGCTTCCGCGCTCTGGTCGATTCTCGACGGACGAAGCCAGTCGCGGCGGCAAGAAGCACAACAGCATCTACGACAATACCGGTACAAGATCGTTGAGTATCCTGGCGGCTGGCATGATGGCCGGCATGACCAGCCCGGCGCGTCCGTGGTTTCGCCTGACGACATCCAGCCCGGAACTCAACGAGTCCGCAGCCGTCAAGCAATGGCTATCTGAAGTTACGCGCCTGATGCTGATGGTGTTCTCGAAGCCGAACACGTACCGTGCGCTGCACTCTGGCTACGAGGAACTTGGCGCGTTCGGAACATGGGCTAACGTGGTCACGCCTAGTTTCAAGACGATCATCCATAGCCATCCGCAGACGGTCGGCGAATACGCAATCTCGACGGACCACGAAGGCAAGGCCGACACGCTTTACCGTGAAATCCGCATGACGGTCGGCAACATGATCACCGAGTTCGGCAAAGAGAAGTGTTCGCAGACTGTCCAGAATCTCTACACGTCCGGAAGCATCTACACCCGCGTCAATGTGATCCACGCCATCGAGCCGCGCACTGATCGAGACACGACGAAGAAGGACAGCACGAACATGGCCTGGCGTTCCTGCTACATGGAACCGGGCGCCGAGACTGGCCGCTATCTGCGCGAGTCTGGGTTCAAGGAATTTCCCGCTCTCTGTCCGCGCTGGATGACATCGGGCGGCGATGTCTATGGCAGTTCGCCCGGCATGGAAGCCCTTGGCGACATCAAGCAGTTGCAGCACGAACAGCTTCGCAAGGCCCAGGGCATCGACTACAAGACGAAGCCGCCGCTGCAAGGACCGACCTCGCTCAAGAATGGCGGCGCCGACATGCTGCCAGGCGGGTTCTCTTACGTCGATGCGGCCGCCCCGGGTGGGGGCATCCGCACGGCCTTCGAGGTAAATATCGACCTGTCGCATCTGCTGGCTGACATTCAGGACGTGCGAGAGCGCATCCGCGCTTCGTTCTTCGCTGACCTGTTCTTGATGCTGGCCAACAATACAACGGGGCAAATGACCGCTACCGAAGTGGCAGAGCGGCACGAAGAGAAGTTGCTGATGCTTGGCCCGGTCGTCGAGCGTTTCGGCAATGAGGTTCTCGACCCGCTCGTCGAGATGACCTTCGCCCGCATGCTGGAATCCGGCATCGTTCCACCCCCGCCGCAGGAAATGCAGGGCATGGAACTCAACGTCGAATATGTCTCGATGCTGGCCCAGGCGCAGCGCGCAGTCGCCACGAACTCAATCGACCGCTTCGTCATGAATCTCGGCGCCATTGCCGCAGTCAAGCCAGGAATCCTCGACAAGTTCGATGAAGACAAGTGGGCCGACTCTTACGCTGACATGCTAGGCGTCGATCCCGAACTGATCGTGCCGAGCGACAAGGTTGCCTTGATCCGCCAGCAACGCGCGCAGGCTCAGCAGCAAGCACAACAGGCCGCCCAGCTTGAGCAAAGCGCAAACGCGGCGGCCAAGCTAGCCAGCGCCGATACCAGCGGCCAGAACGCTTTGACCGATATAACCGCCGCGTTCAGCGGGTACACCTAAAAGGAGCAGCAACCCATGATTCAACACCAGAAAATTGTGCCGGATTCCCTGCACCATACCTGCATCATCGTTACCTGGCCGGCTATGGCCAACGGTGATGATGGCCAGCCGATTGAACTTGCCAACTTCGCCGACCGCTCGGTTCAGACCACCGGCACGTTCGGCACAGGTGGTTCCGTCCGCATCGAGGGCAGCATCAACGGCACCGACTATGCACCGCTGACCGACCCGCAGGGCAATAACCTGGACATCAATACCTCGAAGATCGAGGCCATTTCAGAAGTCGTCCGCTACATCCGCCCGCGCGTCACCGCTGGCGATGGCACGACTTCCGTCAACGTCTGCATGCTGCTGAAGGGGAACTGATATGAGCAAGATTCTGAAAGCGGCTGACGAGGCCAAAAAGCTGACCAAGATGTTTCAGGCATTGGGCGAAGTCGCCGAGGTGCTGGACCGTTTCGGCTCAATTGAACAGGCCGAGAACGAGGCCAAGGTTCGCATCGAAAAAATGAACAAGGAATCCGAGGCCATTGTTGCCAAGGTCAATGCTGCCAGCGTCGAGGCGCAGGAGATCGTGGCTGCGGCCAAGGTAAAGGCGGACGAGATTGTCGGCGAGGCCGAAGTCGCGGCGCAGAACGTCGCTGAAGCGGCAAAGACGCAAGCGGATGCCGCGATGGCGAATGCCAAGTCGGTAACCGACGCCGCTGTCGAATCGCTGGCCGCCATTCGTGCCGATACCGATGCCGAGATTGCCAAGCGTGATGCGGCCCTGGATGAAGTGGTTGAACTTGAGAAACGGGCCGAAAAGGCGCGGGCATACCTAGCAAAACTCGCTGGCTGATATGCCCTACCCGAAGCGCATCGACAACCCTATTTACTGTAAGGAGTAAGCAATGAAAATCGAATGTTTGACCACGTTTCTCGACGGCAAGGACCGCTACGAATCCGGCGATGTCCGCACCGTTGATGACGAAAAAGGCGCGCAGTTTGTCGCCAATGGATGGGCCAAGGATGTCGCTGGCCGTGTCGCAACGGGTGACGCGGTGACTGTCGGATCTGACCTCGCTATCAATAACTCCGTGATCGGTCTGGGAGACTCCAATGGCTAAAATCGTCCACGATGACGTGCTGGATGGCGCACTCAACATCCTCAAAAACAACGTCACGCGGCAGGTGGCTTGTTCTGCGCAGCCTACTACCTACACGGAAGCCAATGCGACTTACGCGCTGGCTAACGTGACGCTGGCATCTGGCGACTTCACCAATGCCAACGGCGATACATCCGGACGCAAGACGACCGTCGCGGCGAAGTCCGGCGTACTGATTGGTACCACCGGTACTGCGACATATGTCGCGCTGCTCGATGTGACGAACTCCAAGCTGCTCTACGTCACGACCTGCACCTCGCAGGCATTAACGGCCAATGGCTCTAATACCGTCAATTTCCCAGCTTGGGATATTGAAATCGCGGACCCGACGTAATGCTGACTACATCCCAACTCGCCACCCTGAAAGCCGCAGCGCTGGCTGATCCCGTAGCTGCCCAACTTGCTGGGTCTGCCGACGATATTGCACTTGCCGCGTGGTTCAACGAACTGACCACGTATATTGTGTGGCGCTCTGTGCTGACGCCGGAAATGGCTCGCGCTGCCATCATCGAAGGCGCAACACAACTCGATGCGCTGACGGTTGGCAAGCGGGACTCCCTGTTCTGGCTGTGCACGGGAAACCTGAACCCATCCATGCCTACGGTTCGCGCTGCCATCGATGATCTATGTGGTACGCAGAACACCTTGAAAACGTCGCTTCAAGCAGCCGAAAAGCGAGCCGCAACACGGGCGGAGAAGGTTCTTTCTTCCGGGTCAGGAACGACTGCAAGCCCATCGACAATGACATTCGAGGGGCTGCTGTCCTATGCAGACGCCTCGCAGATTCGGAGCTAGAAATGAGCCTACAAGACGAAATCCTTACCGGCCCTGCGTCGGCAGAATGTGCACCATTTGTCATTACCAACGACATGCC